AACTGCTAATAATTTAATTTTTGCTAATACTACTTCTTATACAGAAAGAATGCGTATTACTGATGGCGGAGATGTTTCTATAGGTTCAGACCATGCTGGATTTAGTGGTTGGAGAGTTTTAAATTTACGAGGGGAAGCTGGTTCAGGGGCTTTGGTAAATTGGGAAGCAAATGATGCAACTCGTAAAGCCGCTATTGCACAGAGTGGAAGTGATTTAAGATTGCAAGTTTTTGATACTGGTTCAATTACTTTTGAACCTGGAACTGGTACAGAAAGAATGCGTATTGATAGTGCTGGAACAATATTTCAAGGAACTACAAGTCCAACATTACATTCAGCAGTTAGAGGTATAGTATTTGAAAATGGCTCAATAATAAATGATGTCACTAGAGGGGCTGGTAAATCTATGACATTAGCACAAAATGCTGCTGTAGATTCGGGCAATACTTGGGCATATTTAGCTACTGATGAAGCTAGTTATTATCAACAGTTCGGTGGTAAGCATTATTTTGCTACTGCTCCGTCTGGAAGTGCTGGTGCAGATATAACTTTTGATAATAAAATGATTATTGATAATGACTATGTTGTACCTAAAATGAATTTTCATTATTCCAATAGTAATACTGGGGACACTGGATCGACAACAGGAAACGAAATTTCTGCGGGCCTAGGTGTGCTAATGCTAAAACAACAAATTACAGTTCGAGCAGGAAGTAAAATTATAGTATGGTGTGATAGTGGTCAGATAACTCAGGCTAGCACTGGGGGATATAACCCTCAAATGGCAATATACATAGACTCGCATGCGAGTACTCCAAGTAGAGGACCAAATCATAGAATAAATCAAGATGGAGACCATCGATGGTATCCTGGCGAATCTGGAAATTCGCGTATATTTTTAACAGCTATAGGTGCAAAAAATATTAGTACTGCTGGTACTTATTACATATATGTATATGGTGGGTCATACAACGGTGGAACCTATACATTTAATTCCCAAGGTGCCACCAGAGGATGTTCAATAGTGTGGGCGGAGGTAATGCAATAATGGAAAGTTTTATACAAGAAGAAAAAGATATTTACACAGGTTATCCAGTAGCTTTAGGAAATTTAAAACCAGGAGCAAGTTGGAGTATGTCAGGAAATGATTACGATACTTTAGAATGGCATGACATTAACACACTTACAAAGCCAACTAAAGCAGAAGTAGATGCTGAAGTTTTAAGACTCACAAATGAGTGGAATACTAAACAACTCAATATTGGATTACAAAGACAAGGGGAATATCCTCCACTGGCAGATTTTGCTGATGCGATGTATTGGAGCAGTAAAGGCGACGATAGTAAATTAACAGCATATTATGCATCATGTGATGCTGTAAAAACAAAATATCCTAAGGAATAAAATAAGGCTTGGATTTCAGTAAAAATAGGATAGAAAACATTATAAATAGATTATAATAGGAATAAATAATGGCAAAACCAAATAGTAAAACAACATTTATAGATTACTGCTTAAGAAGTTTAGGTGCGCCTGTAATAGAAATCAATGTTGATGATGACCAAATAGATGATAGAGTAGACGAAGCTCTTCAATTCTATCAGTTTTACCATGCTGATTCTATTGAAAAAATGCATTTAAAGCATAAAGTAACTAATTCAGAATTAACATTAACTGGTGCAGTTGCTGGTAATTTCTCAGTAGGAGAAAAGATTACCGGTTCAAATTCTGGAGCAATTGCTACAATTAAAACAGCAACTGGAAATAAGATTACATACAGCGCTTTAAAAGATTCAAATAAAGCATTTAGTACAGAAACAATAACTGGTGGAACATCTGGTGCAACAGCTGTGATAGCATCTATTACAAAGGGTGATATCGAAAACGGATACATTACTTTAAATGATTTAGTAAGAGATGTTGTAAGAGTTATGCCTATAAGAGATACAGTATCATCAACTGATATGTTTGATATCAGATATCAGATTCATTTAAATGATATTCATTCAGTTGGATTTATGGGTAATCTTACAGAATATGTAATGTCACAACAGTTTTTATCGCTTTTAGACCAAGTCATAGATTCAGACGAAAAACATATTAACTTTGAAAGACATAAAAATCAATTGCGTATTGATATGGATTGGGATAATGAACTTGAAGTTAATGATTATATTGTTATTGAATGTTATAGAGTGATAGACCCTGATACATATACAGATGTATATAATGATTATTTCTTAAAAAGATATGCAACAGCATTAATCAAAAGACAATGGGGTACAAACTTAATCAAGTTCGAGGGTATGGTAATGCCAGGTGGCGTAACATTTAATGGACGTCAAATATTTGATGATGCAAACGAAGAAATTACAAGATTAGAGGAAGAAGCTAGATTGAACTGGGAACAGCCAGTCGACTTCATGACAGGATAAACCATGCCGAGAAACGTATACTTTTCTCAGGCCGTCAAAAGTGAACAACACTTATATGAAGACCTGATAATAGAATCCCTAGGAATATATGGACAAGATGTCTATTACATTCCACGTACAATAGTAAATAGAGATAGTGTTTTAAATGATGACCCTGCGTCAACATTCGATGATGCTTACCTTATGGAAATGTATATTGATAATCCAGAAGGCTTTGATGGCGCCGGTGATTTATATAGTAAGTTTGGTTTAGATATAAAAGACGAAGCTACATTTATAGTATCACGTAGAAGATGGGATGATAGAGTTGGTGTTTTCCATAGTGCGGTAGAAAATCCAAGACCTACTGAAGGAGATTTAATCTTCTTACCAATGACAAATAGTTTCTTTGAAATTAGTTTTGTAGAAGATGAACAACCATTTTATCAATTACAAAATGTTCCAGTATATACTATGAAATGTTCATTGTTTGAATATAATGATGAAGATTTTGAAACTGGTATTGTTGGTATTGATGATGCAGTATCTCAAGTAGGATATCAATTACCATTAGATATTACAATATCTGGTGGAACTCATTTTGAGGTTGGTGAAATTGTAAGACAAACAGTAGATTCAAGTGTGACACCTAACATAATTGTATTTGGTGAAGTTCAACAAAGAACTAAATCATCAGATATATTAAGTAAAATATGGGTATCTAATATTGGAACAACAGGTTCAACTGATGCTAAGTCATTTACTCAAGGCGGTACAATAACAGGTGATACATCAGCATATACAGGTACTATTGCTAAAGTATATAGCGATGTCACAGATACTACAGGTAATTCTTGGTCAACAGATGAACAAGCACAAAACGTAGAATTTGAAATAGATGCAGATGGATTTATAGATTTTTCAGAAGCTAATCCATTTGGCGACCCATCGGAGACTTACTAATGTTTGGAGACCATTTTTATCATTCAACAATGAGAAAGTCAGTGGCTGTATTTGGTACACTGTTTAATAATATTCAAGTAGTAAGAAAGAAAGCTGATGGCAGTACTATAAATCAAATAAGAGTTCCTCTTGCTTATGGACCTAAAGATAAATATTTAGCACGTATTGATAGTAGCGCTACTTCATCAATGGGTATTAAATTACCAAGAATGGCATTTGATATAACAGGTATTACATTAGATACTACTCAAAAAATGGCTAAAAGAAATATTATATCAGAAACACATGGGTCAGATATTACTAAAAAGAAAACAATAAAGCATTATACTTCTTATGATATTGGTATGTCATTATATATTTTAGCTAAAAATCAAGATGATGGACTACAAATTGTAGAACAAATATTACCGTATTTTCAACCAGAATATAACGTTACTATTACACCAGTTGAAGGATTTAATTATAAACAAGATGTTTCTGTTATACTTGGCGGTATTAGTATTGATGACCAATATGAAGGAGACTTTACTGAAAGAAGAGTACTTACTTATCAATTAGATTTTACAATGAAAATGAAATTCTTCGGTCCAACAGCTGACCAAAAAATTATACGTGAAGTTAATTTAGACTTCCATGAAAAAGATAATGTTGGCAGAATGTTCGAAGAAATGGACTTTACTGTCGGTGGCTCAGATACTGCAGATAGTTTCACAGTAACTGAAACTATTACTGAAGGTGGATAATGGATAAAAAAGAAAAGATGGCAGCAAATCTACAAAAGAATTTGCCATCAGTTAAAAATAGACCTATTAAAATAGATAAAGATATTAAAGATGATTATGAGTTTTCTCGTAAAACATATAAAGACTTAATATATACTGGTACTCGTTCAATGGATGTACTTGCTGAATTAGCAAGAGAATCAGAGCATCCAAGAGCATTTGAAGTGCTTGCTCAAACAATAAAAAATATCGGTGATACTACTGAAAAGCTTATGTCTTTACAAAAGAAAAAGAAAGACTTAACTGCAGATGAAACTGAGAAACAAAGAAACGTGACGAATAATAATATGTTTGTGGGTAGTACAACAGACTTACAAAGACTTTTATTAGATAGAGATAATGTGATTGATGCAAAAGTTAAAGAATAATGAGTTTGGTTATCTAGGCAATCCGTCTGTCAAAAGAGATGGAGTTGAAACTGAATTTACAAAAGAGGACATTCTAGAATATCAAAAATGTATGAGAGACCCAGCATATTTTGCTAGGACGTATATTAAAATTATAAATCTAGACGAAGGATTAGTTCCATTTGATTTATACCCTTATCAAGAAAAAATGTTTAATCATTTTAATGATAATAGATTTAGTATAGTATTAGCATGTAGACAAAGTGGTAAATCAATATCTTCGGTTGTATATCTTTTATGGTATGCAGTATTTCATCCAGAAAAAACAATTGCAATATTAGCAAATAAAGGAGCAGTTGCAAGAGAAATGCTCGCGCGTATCACGCTCGCGCTAGAAAATTTACCATTCTTTTTACAGCCAGGGTGTAAAGCTTTAAATAAAGGAAGTATAGAGTTTAGTAATAATAGTAAGATAATAGCTTCAGCTACTTCTGGTAGTTCAATAAGGGGTTTATCAATTAACTTACTTTTTCTTGATGAGTTTGCTTTTGTAGAAAATGACGCACAGTTTTATACATCAACCTATCCTGTAGTATCTGCTGGTAAAGATACTCAGATTATTATTACATCTACAGCAAATGGAATAGGTAATATATACCATAAACTATGGGAAGGTGCAGTACAAAAAACAAATGAGTTTAGACCGTTTAGAGTAGATTGGTGGGATGTACCAGGAAGAGATGATAAGTGGAAAAAAACTACAGTATCTAATACATCTGAATTACAGTTTGAACAAGAGTTTGGCAATACGTTTCATGGAAGAGGTAATACATTAATTAGTGCTAATCATTTATTATCTCAAGTAAGTGTTGACCCAGAGTTTTTTAAGGAAAACGTTTACATATATAAACAGCCAATTGAAGGCCATGAGTATGTAATGACAGTTGATGTATCTAAAGGCAGAAATCAAGATTACAGTACATTTACAATAATTGACGTAAGTGAACAACCATTTGAACAGGTTGCAGTATTTAGAGATAACAATATATCTCCAATGCTATTACCAGATATTATATACAAGTATGCAAATACATATAACGAAGCTTATGTAGTTGTTGAAAGTAATGACCAAGGAGCTGTTGTTTGTAATGGATTATATTATGATTTAGAATATGAAAATATGTTTGTAGAATCAAGCATTAAAGCAAATGCTCTTGGTGCTACTATGACTCGAAGAGTTAAACGTATTGGTTGTTCAAGCATAAAAGACTTAATAGAACAAGGTAAACTAAAAATTAATGATGCCAATACAATTGTTGAAATGAGTACATTTGTGAGTAAGGGAAATAGTTATATGGCTCAAGCTCCTAATCATGACGATTTAATGATGAACTTAGTTCTTTTTGCTTGGTTTACTACAACTGATGTATTTCAAGCTTTGACAAATATCGATATGAAAGATATGTTATATAAAGAAAGACTTAAAGCTATTCAAGACGATATGTTGCCATTTGGTTACGTTGAGAGTGGGAACTACGAAAAGGATAAATATACTAAAGACGAAGATGGGAACATTTGGTTCGAACAAGAGTGGACAGGAAATGCAAAATTTTAACGAATTTACAACTGAAAAAACAGTAATAACAGAGGAAGAAAAAAGTTATAGGTATGTATACTTATGGTATGATGACCCTGAAGACCCTGATGACCCAGAAGCTACTGCAGATGATTTTATAAAAGAAGGAGATTCTGTAGGTTTAAAAGGATTTAAAGTTGATGTACAAGGTGCTTATTCTGATTTAGAAGATGGAGTAAGGTATATCTATGATGGCATGTCTGATAAAAAAGAAAGAAAGTTTAGAATAGACGAAAACACATTAGTATTTGTAAGAGCTCCAGTTACTAAAAGAAAAGCCTGGTCAGACTTTTTAACTCAGTTAGAAAGAGCTGGCGTTGTATGTGTTAACACTCGTGCATGTATGGAAATAACATCTGATAAATATAGAACAAGTTTATATCTTGCTGAAGCAGAATTAGCTCAGCCTAAAACAGTTTTAGTTCATCATCCAGAAAAAGCAATACCTGCTATGGAAAGACTTGGTGGCAAATATCCAGTTATTCTTAAAACACTTACAGGTTCGTTAGGTATTGGTGTTATTAAAGTAGATTCAGAAAGTTCATTACATTCAACTGTACAGTTATTGTATAAGTTAGACCCAAACATGGGTGTATTACTACAAGAAATGATTAAGGACTTTACATTCGATATACGTGCTCATGTTATTGGTGGTAAATTTCATGGAGCAATTAAAAGACCTGTAGTAGCAAAAGACTTTAGAAGTAATGTATCACTTGGTTCTAAACCGGCTCCTATAGAGTTAACGGAATTAGAAATAGAACATGTTGAAAAGGCAGCAAAAGCTGTTGATGGTTTATGGGTAGGGGTAGATATATTCCCATCTAAAGATAGAAAAACAATACCACCAATGTTTATTGAAATTAATTCAACACCAGGTACAAAAGGATATAGAAAAGCTACTGGTGAAAACCTAGCTAAAAATATATTAGTAAAATTTAAAAATAGAGATTATTGGCTCAAACCTAATACATATAAATCAATGTTTGAAGATAAGATACAAACAGATAGTATGGAGTTTGATGGAGATGTTGTAAAATGGTCTAAAGAAGGTATACAATATGAACATGATATAATTGGTATATCAGATAAAAATCCTATAATAGAACATAATTCTATCGAAGTTGAGTTACTTCGTTAGAAACCAATTTGTTATAAATAAGTATGTATTGAATATTCTTATTATGACACATATTAACTAACTCAAATAGAGGACAAAGCGATGGCATTTCAAGTATCACCAGGCGTCGAGGTAAAAGAAATCGACGCAACGAATGTAGTTCCAGCCGTATCAACCAGCATTGGTGGATTCGCAGGCGCATTCAACTGGGGTCCAGTGGAGCAATTAGTAACAGTAGGTTCTGAACAAGAACTTGCAGCGACTTTTGGCGCTCCAGACGATTCCACAGCTAAACACTTCTTAGTAGCAGCATCTTTCTTAAAGTATGGCAATGCACTAAAAGTGGTTCGAGTAGCTTCCGGTCATTTAAACGCGACCGCACAGGGTACAGGACAGCTGATAAAAAATGATGAAGATTACGCGAATAATTATGGAGCAGGTCAGCTTAATTTGGGGTTATGGGCAGCTAAACATCCAGGAATACTGGGTAATAGTTTAAAAGTATCAATGATATCACAGGGTATATCTTCCTTTTCAGGTTGGGCATATTCTGGTAATTTTGATGCTGCACCAGGTACATCAACAGCAGCAGCTGCTGTAGGAGTCACTAATGACGAACTACACATTGCAGTTATTGATGAAGACGGAGCTATCTCCGGAACAGCTGGTACAGTATTAGAAACATTCGGATTCTTATCTCAAGCATCTGATGCTAAGAAAGATGATGGTACTTCAAACTACTATGTTGATGTTATAACAAGTCAATCTAACTATATTCGTTGGATCGACCATGATAGCACTAATTTAGATGAAGCTGGCTTTACTCTAGCAGCAGCGAAAGCAGCTAACACAGATAGTGAAGGCTCTAACCAATTTAAGACACATACTGCAGCAATTGAAGCTTCACTTTCGGGTGGAACTGACGATAACGCACCAACAGTTGGAGAAATAGCAGCCGGATTCGATCTTTTATCCGACGCAGAAACTGTAGATGTTAACTTACTTTTTGCAGCAGCAGACGCCGATGGCGCTGAAGCAATTGCAGAAGATTTAATATCAATAGTAAATGCAAGGAAAGATTGTATGGCATTTATATCTCCACCACTAGAAGACACTGTTAACAATGCTACTCCAGCAGCAAGCGTAAAAGCTTTTGCTGATGGTTTAACATCAACATCTTACGCTTCATGTGATTCAACAGCATTATATGTATATGACAAATATAACGACAAATACAGATATATAGCTGCTTCAGGACACATGGCAGGACTTTGCGCAAATACTGATTCAGTAGCTGATGCATGGTTCTCACCAGCAGGTGTAAACAGAGGTCAACTTTTAGGAGTAACTAAATTAGCATTTAATCCTAAGAAAGCAGATAGAGATTCTTTATATAAAGCAAGAGTCAATCCTATAGTATCATTACCTGGACAAGGTACTTTACTATTTGGAGACAAAACTTTATTAAGTAGACCTTCAGCATTCGATAGAATAAATGTACGTAGACTTTTTATAGCATTAGAAAAAGCGGTTAGCACAGCAGCTAAAGCGCAACTATTCGAATTTAACGACGAATTTACAAGAGCACAGTTCAGAAACTTAGTTGAACCGTTCTTAAGAGACGTCAAAGGTAGACGTGGACTTTCAGACTTTTCAGTAGTTTGTGATACCACTAACAACACTAGCTCAGTAATTGATGGTAATAAATTTGTAGCTGATATTTTTATCAAGCCAGCAAGAAGTATTAACTTCATAACATTGAGTTTTGTAGCAACGAGGTCCGGAGTAGAATTCTCCGAGATCTCAGGTTCATAGGAGATTAAGACATGGCAATATTAGGCGTAGACGATTTTAAATCAAAATTAGTAGGCGGTGGAGCAAGGTCTAACCTTTTCAAGGTGACTATGAACTATCCAAGTTATGCACAAGGTGATGTTGAACAAACATCTTTCATGTGTAAAACAGCTCAGATGCCTGCATCAATTATAGCACCTATCCCTGTATTATTCAGAGGTAGAACATTGCAAATAGCTGGTGACAGAACATTTGACCCTTGGACAATTACTGTAATCAACGATGTTGATTTCACAGTTCGTAACGCTATGGAACGTTGGATGAATGGTATTAATGGACATAACGAAAACACAGGATTATCTAATCCTACTGACTATCAGGCTGATGCAATTGTTGAACAATTGAATAAGGCTGGAGAAGTTACTAAGAAATATGACTTTAGAGGTCTATTTCCAACTAACATTTCTGAGATAGAAGTAAGTTATGACTCTGAAAATACTATAGAAGAGTTCACTGTTGAATTCCAGGTACAATACTGGGAATCAGACACTACTTCGTAGGTATATAAATAATATTAGACGAGGGGATATAATGTCCCCTCCGATAGTATTGAGGTAAATGTATGGCTGAATTATTTGGCTTTGAAATAAATAGAAAGAGTTCTAAAGGAAAAGAACTACCTTCATTCGTTCCTAAGACGGACGAGGATGGCTCGGGTGTAATTCAAGCGGGCGGTCACTTTGGCGCGTACATCGATATGGATGGCGACAAGTTCAAAAATGAAGTTGACTTGATACTAAAATATAGAGATATAGCATCACAACCAGAATGCGATGCCGCTGTTGAGGATATAATAAATGAATCAATAGTAGGTAATAATGATGAGTCACCTGTTAATTTAGTATTAGACGAATTAGAAATATCAGACAAAATGAAAGACGCTGTCAAATTTGAATTTGATACAGTCCTTAAATTATTAAACTTTAACGCGTATGCTCATGATATATATCGTAAATGGTATATTGATGGAAGGCTGCCGTATCATATTATAATAGATAAAAGCTCACCTAAAAAAGGTATTCAAGAACTGCGATATATCGACCCTACCAAATTAAGAAAGGTGAAAGAGGTTGAAGAAAAGCAGGACCCTAAAACAGGCGCTAAGATTATAGAAAAAAGCGATGAGTTCTTTTTATTCCAAGACAAATTAATGTCTGGAGCAGAACAAGGATTAAAAATATATCCTGATGCAATTGCATACTGTACATCTGGTCAAATGGACCCAGGTAGAAAAAGAATATTATCTTATTTACATAAAGCTTTAAAACCAGTGAATCAACTTAGAATGATGGAAGATTCACTAGTCATATACAGAATATCACGTGCCCCAGAACGTAGGATATTTTATATTGATGTTGGTAATTTACCTAAAGGTAAAGCCGAAGAATACCTAAGAGGTATCATGAATCAATATAGAAACAAGTTGGTATATGACGCATCGACTGGTGATATCAAAGACGATAAGAAACATATGAGTATGTTAGAAGACTTTTTCCTACCAAGAAGAGAAGGTGGAAGAGGTACTGAAATCACCACGCTACCAGGCGGCGAAAACTTAGGACAAATAGATGATATTATATACTTCCAAAAGAAACTATATAAGTCACTTAATGTTCCAGTTAATAGATTAGAACAAGAAGCTCAGTTTACACTAGGTAGAAGTAGTGAAATAACAAGAGATGAAGTAAAGTTTAAGAAGTTCATAGACAGATTAAGAAAAAGATTTTCTGATTTGTTTATGCAATTATTAAAAACTCAATTATTACTCAAAGGTATTATTACTGAGAGTGATTGGAAAGATTGGAAAGAAAGTATTGCCTTTGATTATATTGAAGATAACTATTTTTCTGAACTTAAACAATCAGAAATGTTGAGAGAAAGATTTGATATGCTAGGAAACTTAGATGAATATGTAGGTAAATACATTTCAAATGAATGGATACGTAAAAACGTATTACGTCAGACTGACGATGAGATTGAAGAAATCAAAAAACAAATCGATCAAGAGACAAAAGATGGAGATAATGATACTCCAGATGCAGACGACCCTCGTTGGGACGGATAATTTTATAAATATATAAACAAGGATAAACAAATGAATGTAAATGAATTGATAAAGAATCTACAAGATGGAGATAACGTTTCGGCAAATAGACAGTTTAATACTGTGATGGCTGATAAAATGACAGCTGCTCTTGATGCAAAGAAAATAGAAATTGCGTCAGGAATAGTTCAGCGTAAAACTTCAGAGGAAGAAGTTCCTGTAGTAGCTGAAGAACAAACAACTGAAGAGGAATAATATCCTCTATACTAGGTATTTAAATGAAATTAATAACAGAGTACGTAGAACAAAATATAGAAACGATTTGTGAACAAAAGAAAGATGGTAGTAAAGACTATTTCATCGAAGGTGTGTTCATGCAATCGAATAAAAAGAACAGAAACGGTCGTATTTACGAGAAAAAGTGTTTAGAAAATGCTGTAGAAAAATACGTCGTTGAACAAGTTAAACAAGGAAGAGCTGTTGGAGAGTTAAATCATCCAGAAGGACCAACAGTAAACCTTGACAAAGTTTCACACAAAATCACTGATTTGCATTGGCAAGGAAATGATGTTGTAGGAAAGGCATCAATATTAAAGACACCTATGGGAAAAATAGTCGAAGGACTACTCGAAGGTGGAGTTAAGCTTGGTGTTTCAAGTCGTGGTATGGGAAGTCTTGTACAGAAGAATGGCGCTAGTTACGTGGGGGACGACTTTATGTTGGCCACAGTAGATATCGTTCAAGACCCAAGCGCTCCAAGTGCATTTGTAAATGGAGTGATGGAAGGTGTTGAATGGGTATGGGATAACGGCCTTATTCGTCAACAAGATATTGAAGCAATTGAGACTGAAATTAAACGCGCTCCTCGCAAGGATTTGCAAGAAGCTGAAATAAGAGCGTTTAAAAATTTCCTCTCTAAATTAAATCTAAAATAGGAGAAAACTATTATGTCAGACGACAGAAATCAGTCAGACTTAGTTACATCTGTTGAAGAAGAGCAAGTTGATGCTCTCGTTGAAAATGAAATTTTAGACGAGGAATCTCTTGAAGAAACTTATGGCAAAGGCAAGAAAAAAGTCAATGCTATGAAACACAGCTCTAAAGAAGAACCAGTAGAAGAAGAGGAAGACGAAGACGAAGAGGAAGTCAAAGAAGACGCACCTGCAGTCGAAATTCCGAAAACTAAAGCTGGAGTTATTCAAGCAACAGTTGATATGCTAAAGAAGGCTAAATCAGAAGACGCAAAAAAACTTTATTCAAAGTTAGTGACTATTGATAGTGAACCTGAATCAATTAAATCAGAAAAGGATGCAGAAAAAGCTGTATCAGGCAAAATGCCAGAACCTAAAGCAAAAGCTAAGGTTGAGGCTATTGACTTTTCAGATGACATTGATGCAATCATTAAAGAAGAAGCAACTTTATCTGAAGGATTCCGCGGAAAAGCATCTGCAATATTCGAAGCAGTACTTACTAGTAAGTTAAGCGAAGAAGTTGACAGACTTGAAGCAGAATATGCGCAAAATTTAGAAGAAGAAGTTAGCGAAGTTCATTCTTCACTAGTAGAAAAGGTAGATTCATACCTTAACTATGTAGTTGAAGGTTGGATGGAAGATAACCAACTCCAAGTACAAGAAGGTCTTAGGACTGAAATTGCTGAAGAGTTTATGACTTCACTACAATCAGTGTTCAAAGAACACTACATCGAAGTACCAGAAGGTAAAGAAGACCTCGTTGATGACCTTAGCGAACAAGTTTCTGAATTAGAAAGTACTTTAAACAAAACCACAGATGATAATATCGAATTACATGCTAAAGTTCAAGACTTTGAAAAACAAGCTGTAGTAAGAGAACAATCATTAGGGCTTGCTGATACTGAAGCTGAGAAATTAGCATCATTAGTAGAAGATATCGATTTTGATAGCAAAGAAACTTTCGAAATGAAAGTTAAAACTGTTAAAGAATCATACTTTAAAAATGAAACTAACGAAACAGTTGATGAGGTTGACAGTTTATTAGGAGATGGAGCAGTCGAATCAGACGTTTCAGATGCTATGAGCAGATACTCAGCAGCTATAACAAACTTTAATAATTAAGGAAAACAAAAATGTTTAATGCAGATAAAAACTTAATGGAAAAATGGAGTTCAGTACTCGACCACGAGTCAGTCTCCCCTATCCAGGATAACTACAAGAAAGCTGTCACAGCTAGATTGTTAGAAAACCAAGAAGTTGCCTTACAAGAAGAAAGAGTTCAAGCACAAGGAAATTATATTTCTGAAGCAGCAGCTGCCAATAATATTGGTGGCGGTAATATTGGTTCATTTGACCCAGTATTAATCTCTCTCGTACGTAGAGCAATGCCAAACCTTATTGCTTATGATATCGCTGGCGTTCAGCCAATGAGTGGACCAACAGGTCTTATCTTTGCAATGAAATCAAAATACTCAACTCAGGGTGGAACAGAGGCTTTATTTGATGAAGCTGATACTGACTTCTCTGGAACAGGTACTCATCAAGCTGAACCAACAGGTTTAGGTGGTGCAACAGACGCAGATACAGACGGAAGTATTGCTGATACAGCAGCAGCTGATATCACTAACACATTCGGTTCTGGTCTTGCTACATCAGCGGCAGAAAGATTAGGAGTTGGCGAGTCCGGCGACGGTTCTTTCGGTGAGATGGCTTTTTCAATTGAGAAATCAACTGTCACAGCTAAATCAAGAGCTTTAAAAGCTGAATACACAATGGAATTAGCACAAGACCTTAAAGCAGTTCATGGATTGGACGCTGAAGGCGAACTTGCTAATATCCTATCAGCTGAAATATTGGCTGAAATCAACAGAGAAGTTGTTAGAACAATTTTAACAAAAGCTAAAATTGGTGCTTTACAAACTTCTACTGCTGTAAGTGGTATTTTTGATGTTAACACAGACTCAGACGGAAGATGGATGGTAGAGAGATTTAAAGGTCTCATCATGCAGATTGAAAGAGAATGTAATGTTATCGCTAAAGAAACAAGACGTGGAAAAGGTAATTTCATTATCTGTTCTTCAGACGTTGCTTCAGCTTTAGCAGCTGCTGGAATGTTGGATTATACTCCAGCTTTATCAGCTAACTTGAATGTTGATGACACAGGTAATACTTTTGCTGGTGTTCTTAACGGAAGAGTTAAAGTCTATATCGACCCTTATGCAACTATTGACTTTGTATGTGTAGGTTATAGAGGAACAAACCCGTATGATGCAGGTATGTTCTACTGTCCTTACGTACCATTAACAATGGTTAAAGCAGTTGGTGAGAATGACTTCCAACCAAGAATGGGATTCAAAACAAGATACGGTATGGTTGCAAATCCATTCGTAGCTGCTGACGGCACCGGTACAGACCGTGCTAACCAGTACTTCAGAATCTTCAGAGTTGACGACATTATGGTGTAAACCGTAGTTAGTTAAATCTAATTCGACTAAAGGGTTTCTTCGGAGACCCTTTTTTTATGTGTATAAATATTTTAGTATTAATTAAACAATGGAGAAATACAATGAATAAAATAATGTTAATAGGACTATCTATATTATCCCTTTCACAAGTTGCAAGCGCTAATATAAGTGGTACTATTGGAGTGGAGTCTGAATACTTTTTCAGAGGAGAAAGCCAAGGCGAAGGAACCGCTATGCAAATGTCATTACATGGCGAAAAGTCTGGTTGGTTTGGTGGAGTGTGGGCAAGTGAAATTGACCATGAAGTTTCTAGTTGGGAACATAACTTTTATGGAGGTTATTCTTTTGATTTATCAGAAGATACAAGCTTTTATGGAGGTGTAATTGACTATGATTACGATAGCCATTGGTTAAAAGTTGGACCAGATGCTGAAAATAATAAAAATGATTTAAAGGAATACTTTATTGGTAGTTCATACAAAAGTGTTTCATTGGAACATTATGTTGACTCAGATAATAGTGACCTTACATATACTCAATTTGGATATGATTTACCACTAGGTTTAGCTATGATAGACCTTATGTTAACTTGGGGTAGACACAATACCGGAGAAGACGTATTAGGATTAAAAGGTACAAAAGCTTTTGGCGATTGGGATATATCAATTATGGCAATGAAGAGAGATGAAATGAAATCTCATTCTTCTTTAGGTATACACTACAACTTTTAATAACTTTAAGAATTATTTAAGGGTTTCTTCTGAGACCCTTTTTTTATGTGTATATATAATAGGTACACTAAAGTACAGACACATACACACAGGAGAAAGATATGTCAAACGGAAAATCAGGCTTTGAAATAAGAGCCGACTTACTACACCAAGCTCAAGGTTTATTAGAGCAAAACATCCAGAGAAAAGTCGATGCAATTTATATGCATAACGATAATCATCCAGATGATAAGAAACCTTTACCAGCCGCTTCAATTAGCGCAGGCGATGTGATAGCAATTGCTGGTGAATTAAACGAATTTGTTAATAGTAAGTAATAAACTCGTATAAATAGATATATGGCAACTTTAACTACAAACAAGAATTTTTTGAGTCCAGTAGGATTTCAATTTAAAATTTCCAGCAACCTTTATCCTAATCTAGAATATTTTGCTGTTGCAGCTACGTTGCCAGGTCTTAATATGACACAGGCAGAACAGAGTTATCGTGGCGTTAACTTATCATTTACTGGAGACAGACTTACATTTGATGATTTATCACTACGTATTAATATAACTGAAAACCTTGATAACTATATTGAGACATTTGATTGGATGCATAAGTTAGTTCAGCAAAAAGATGCTGAAGACTTAAAAGTAGACGCAACTCTTCTTATACTTACATCACATAATAATGTAGTAAAAGAAGTAGAGTTTAAAGGAGTATTCCCAACAAGCATGGAACCTATACAATTTGACGCACAAGCAGAAAGCGTTGAGTTTGTACAAATGGAAGTCAGCTTTGGTTATACTTACTTTGAATTTAAATAAACAGTTTACAAAAGCATAAAAGTATGGTATAATAGTATAGTATGAATAATTTGCAACAAATATTAGAAATGTGGAAAACAGACTCGGTAATAGATGAAATGAATCTAGACGAAACATCGAGAGATTCCGCTAAACTCCACGGTAAATACCTAGAACTTCTTTCAGTAAATCGTATGAAGCTCAAAAAAGCTGAACTTGAATTTAAAGTTATACTTAAAGACAAGTGGCTACACCTTAATGGTAAAATGAGTAAAGTAGAGATTGATGAAAAAGGCTGGGACTATGACCCACTCAATGGAATAACTGTATTAAAAGGAGACATGGATTATTATTATAATGCTGACCCTGTAATACAAGAACATCAAGCAAAGATACATTACCTCGAAGAAGTTTGCAGTACTTTAAAAGAGATATTAGAAAACGTTAAATGGCGACATCAAAATATAAAGAATATGATTGAATGGAGAAAGTTTACTAGCGGAGCCTAATGGATACTGTAACGATTCAAAAGAAGAATGAAGTCTTCTTAAATGTACAATGTGACCCCTCAATAGAAATGGAACTATCAGAACATTTTCAGTTCTTTGTTCCAGGCTATAAATTTATGCCAGCTTACAGAAATAGAATGTGGGATGGCAAAATCAGATTATACGATTCCAGAAAGAAATTATTATACACAGGATTGCACAAATATTTGCGTGAGTTTTGTGACGTAAGGGATTATAACCTAGAAGTGATAGATTCGCCAGCCTATGGTGCACTGCAGTCCGCCCTCAGCCCTGACATAGATGGGCTATTATCACAAATGTCCCTTTCTGTGAACGGAGCTGATATAATACCCCGCCCATATCAGTTGGAGGGACTCTCGCACACGCTTTCTCAGGAAAAATCCTTATTACTATCACCTACTGCTTCTGGGAAGAGTTTAATCATATATTTAGCTATAAGATATTTCCTAGATGTTTTTGAAGGTAATGTTTTGCTTATAGTACCTACGACATCATTAGTAGAGCAAATGTATTCTGATTTCGGAGACTATTCTTCGAAGGATACTTGGTCTCATGCAGATAATTGCCATAGAATATATTCAGGTAGAGAGAAACATAACGTAAATCAGAGAGTTATTATATCAACTTGGCAATCAGTTTATAAATTACCACAATCTTGGTTTGCCAGTTTTGGGATGGTGATAGGAGATGAAGCACATAATTTTAAAGCTAAGTCATTGACAAGTATATTAGAAAAATGTACTGAAGCAAAATATCGTATTGGTACTACTGGAACATTAGATGGAACTCAAACTCATCAGCTCGTATTGGAAGGATTGTTTGGTCCAGTATATCAAGTGACTACTACAAAAGAATTAATGGATAATGACGATTTAAGTCAATTAGATATAAATATACTTATACTAAAATATAAAGAAGAATACTGTAAGCAGATAGTTAAAGAAAAATATCAACAAGAGTTAGATTTTATAGTACGATATGAGCCAAGAAATAATTTTATAAGCAATTTAGCTTTAGACCAAAAAGGAAATACATTGATACTCTTTAATTATGTAGATAAACATGGTAAACCTTTGCATACATTATTGCAAAATAAAATGCCAAAAGATAGAAAACTGTTTTATGTATCAGGAGAAACAGATGTCGATACAAGAGAATCAGTCCGTGAGATTACCGAGAAAGAGAAAGACGCGATTATTGTCGCAAGTATCGGGACTTTTTCTACTGGGATTAATATACGTAATCTTCATAATATTATATTTGCCTCTCCAAGCAAAAGTCAAATTAGAGTCCTACAATCAATCGGGAGAGGATTAAGAAAGAGTGAAGATGGACAAGATACAAAGATATATGATATAGCAGATGACTTACACTGGAAAAATCAAAAGAATTATACCCTACAACATGCCGCTGAAAGAATTAAAATCTATTCTAAAGAACGGTTTAACTACAAAATGTTTGATATAAATATATAATATGGAAGGACTAAATATAAGACACTTTAAACTCATGAATGGCGAAGAGATAATTGGTCTCGTTGCTATTAAGAATGATGATAATTTTATAATTGAAAGACCGGTAAGACTGAATCCTAGTATGTTAGGTGGAGTTCAGTTTGTAGCTTGGTTTCCTTTCAGTGATGCAAAACAATTTAAAGTTTTTAAGAGCGCAATTTTACAACATGTTCCTGTAGCAGAGTCTATAAAAGAAACATATGTGAACTTCTCTCTTAAAATGGATAGACCAATTCAAACTGTTCAGACTAAAACAGACCAAGAGCTCTTAGAAGAATACGAGAGTCGACTTGCTTCTGGTACTGACCACTTTGATGAGGAACCACTCAATGAGCTGGATAAGAAGAGAACATTACATTAATATAGTATCCTCTACCGCTCCGGGTGTTAATATATTATACCATAAAAACAGGCAAATGTAAACGATTATTTTCACTTTTTGTGAAATAAATTTAAATTAAATTATTCCTTTACATTTACACCAAAGTATGGTATAATAGTATATTATGGAGAAAATATTATGACTAAGGTCAAACCAAAAGATAAACCACATTACGTTAACAATCGAGAATTCTCTGAAGCAGTCATGGATTATGCTATCGAAGCACGTGATTGTCGACAAAAAGAGAAGAAAGTTCCTACAGTTCCTGATTACATTGCAAAATGTTTTATTAGAATATCTGAAGGACTGTCTCACAGACCGAACTTCGTTCGGTACACTTATAGAGAAGAAATGGTTATGGATGCTGTTGAAAATTGCTTAAGAGCAATTGGTAACTATAACATTGAAACTGCTACAAGAACTGGAAAGCCTAATGCATTTAGCTACTTTACTCAAATATGCTACTTTGCATTTATTCGTAGAATAACTAAAGAAAAGAAACAACAAGATATCAAATTCAAATTCATTGAGAAGATGGGTATAGAAGATTTTGTTCAAATGGGTATGGATAGCGAAGGAGCTGAACAAACTATGGCTTATGTTGATACATTAAGACAAAGGATTGGTACTATTCGTACTAAAGACGAAGCTATTAAGAAATTTGCAAAAGAGGAGAAGAAGCGAGAGAAAGAAAAACTTGAGCTGTTTATGTAATGAAAAAAGTAAGTACAAAACAAAACCAAAGACATTTACGTCTTATGAAAAAAAGAACAAGAAAGGCTGAAATAAGAAAAGAGCGAAGAGAAGAGGTAATGGCTCAAATGCTTATAATCAAACAGTCTCATAAAAGAATAGCAAGAACTCAGAGAAAAATGAGTAAACTTGCAAAACAAGCAGCTGCATCTAGAGCACTATGAAAATAGCTATATTGAATGACACACATTGTGGTGTCAGAAACAGCAGTGATATATTCTTAAACTATCAAGAGCGCTTTTATGAAGAGGTATTTTTTCCTTATCTAAAAGAACATGACATCAAACAGATATTGCATTTAGGAGATTATTATGAACACCGTAAGTTCGTTAATTTCAAAGCTCTTAATCAAAATCGTAAACATTTTCTTGAGCCTTTGCGTGATGCTGGTATTACTATGGATATCATTCCTGGTAATCATGATGTTTATTTTAAGAATACTAATGAGCTATGTTCCCTCAAAGAACTCTTAGGTTATTTTACATCTAACGTAAACATTGTAATGAAGCCAACTGTATTAGACTATGACGGTCTTGGAGTTGCGGTTATACCATGGATTAACAACTCAAACTATCAAGAGTATGTCGATTTTGCATTAAATTGTAAAGCTCCAATATTGGGAGCTCATTTGGAATTGAAAGGATTCGATTTAATGGCAGGGATGCCTAATCCACATGGTATGAATGCAGATATCTTTTCAAGATTTGAAATGGTTCTATCAGGTCATTTCCATACTAAATCAAGTCAAGGCAACGTTACCTATCTTGGTTCTCAAATGGAATTTACCTGGGCTGATGTTGATGACCCTAAGTTCTTTCATGTACTTGATACTGAAACAAGAGAAATCGAAGCAGTAAGAAATCCAATAACTATATTTAAAAAGGTTATATATGATGATGTTAAAGTAGATTATGACAAAATAGATGTAAGTCAATATGAGAAACATTTCATCAAACTGATTGTTATAAATAAAAATGACTTGTATATGTTTGACAAATTTGTTGATAGATTACAGAATATAGAAACATATGAACTTAAGATTGCAGAATCTTTTGAAGAGTATCTAGGAGAAAGCGTTGAAGACGAGAAAATATCTCTTGAAGATACTAATCAACTATTAGATTCATATGTTGAAGCTGTAGATACTGACCTAGACAAAGAACATATCAAAATTGAATTGAGAAAGCTTTATACAGAAGCACAGAACCTAGAGGTTGTATGATACATTTTAAATCATGTGAATGGAAGAATTTCCTATCCACCGGTAGTGACCCTATCAAAATCCAACTAGATAAAACACCTACAACATTAATCGTTGGCCAGAATGGCGCAGGTAAATCTACTTTACTTGACGCTCTTTCGTTTGGTTTATTTGGTAAGCCACACAGAGATATAAAGAAAGACCAAATGATTAATAGTATCAATAAAAAAGGTACTATCGTAACTGTTGAAATGACAATTGGAAGTCATGAGTTTAAAATTGTAAGAGGAATCAAACCAGGTAAGTTTGAAATCTATCAGAATGGTAATCTTATTAATCAAGCATCTAATGCAAGAGATTATCAGAAGTTCTTAGAACAGAATATACTTAAGCTCAATCATAAATCTTTTCACCAGGTAGTTGTACTTGGTTCGTCTTCGTTTATACCATTCATGCAATTACCAGTATGGTCAAGAAGAAATATTATAGAAGACCTATTAGATATCAATATCTTTTCAAAGATGAATATGTTATTAAAGGAAAGAAACTCTAAAATAAAAGAAGAGCTTACTGATGTCAATCATCAAATCGATATCTTTAAAACAAAGATGGATTCTCAAAGTAAGTATATCAAAGATTTGCAAGAGTTAAATGATGACCAAATACAAAACAAAAGAGATTCTATTGATATACACAAAGAAGATATTAACAAGTTATTTGACGAAAGTAAAACTCTTGGAAAGAATCTGACAGCATCTATATCAGCTGAAGAGAAACATAGTACTGAAATTGTAAAGAAAATGTCTCAACTAGATTCATATGATATGTCATTTAATGATAAGATAAAAGGATTAGTTGAAGAAAGCAGATTCTATGAAGACAACGATACATGTCCAACATGCGACCAGGATATAGATGAAGAACTGAAAACTCAAAAGATAGAATCAGTCAAATCAAAAGCTCAAGAAATACAAAAAGCCAAAGGTGACTTAAGCAAGAATATAGCTGATATGAAAACTGAACAACAAGCAGTATCAAATAGTCTAAATTCACTTCGTCAAAAACAACAAAAGATAAATAGTAATAATGACGCAATAGCTTTAATTCAAAAGGAAGTTAATAAAGTACAAAAGGAAATAGATAATCTCCAAGGACAAACAGGAGATGTATCAAAAGCTAAAAGAGACTTAACTCAATTAAGAAAGAATAAAGATAAGTCGACTGAAAAGAAGCTTGAATATGTAGAAGAAAGAACTTATAACGAAGTCATAGGAGAAATGCTAAAGGATACTG